CGCTGCTGGTCTTCAACGATTGAAAGAAGCTAACTCTTTCTTAGGAACTGTTGCAGATAGTCTTTTGGGGGCTTTTGCTGTAGATAAACTAGGAGGACGGGCAACTGCTGAAGCGCTTACACCGGGAGTCCGAGCAATGGTTGCTCGAGCTGGACCATTGGGTTTTGCCACTGCTGCAGCTGCCCCTGAATTAATAACAGGTCTTCTTCAAGCAGGCGGTATGATAGGCGGGGCCGCAGTTGGCGGCAGCGGTGTTCTGACAGCAATTACCGGTGTTGCTAACTATGGATTAAATTTTCTCCAACAAGGATTAGGTATAAACCTAGATGTAGATAGTTTGGCCAGCAAATATCTTCTTGCTTATGAAGGGTTGTATTTAACTCAAGATACAAATATAATGTATAGGTTTCCTTACTTCGTAAATAACTGGAATAATATTCAAAATTCTTTTTCTAATAACCCTATGATAGATCCTAAAAATGTCATAGGACCACTAGGTGACTTGTATGATATGTTTTCTAATACATTACCACAACTAGCAACTACATTTGGTGCATATGCAGATATGTCTGCACCTGGAATTTACATAGAAAAACCTAAGTTTTTTGATTTCGGTACAGATACCGGAGAAGCTATTTCTTTTAATTTTCCTCTAGTAAACACAGGATGGTCAAATTATTATGATGTATGCAAAAATTGGCAGCTTCTGTTCATGTTAATGTATCAAAATAGACCAAATAGAAGAAGTAGAGATTTAATTGACCCTCCTGTGATTTACGAAGTTAGTATGCCAGGTACTAGATATTACCCTTATGCTTACATTGAGGAAATGAAGGTTGCCTTCCTTGGTTCTGTGCGAACCATGGAAATACCAGTACCTTATGGAAATGGACTTTTAAGAATCGTTACTCAGATTCCCGAGGCATACGATGTGACTGTAAGACTTAGAGCATTAACCAGAGAGTCACAAAACTTTTTATATTCTATGCTTTATGACAAATATAATGTTATATCTGTAACGGACGTTAGACCGTTCAGAGAGGCAGGGGCTCTAGCGTCCTTTGGCACCAATATACAGCAATCTATGCTCGATACGTTGACCCCAGACCAGTTTGGAAGCAGATTAAATAGTGAGTTATCTGAAGCAGGGTTCTTTAACGGGACTCCGGGGGCCGCGCCAAAATGATAGGGTTATCTACAGTTGGATTTTTTCATAATGATTTTGGTGTACTTCCCCAAATATCTAATTATCTTTATGAAAATATTTTTAGAATGTATCCTATTGAAACCGAAGATAAGGCAGAAAACTTTTTATTTTATAACATACTAAACAACATACACATACCTACCCCACTGGCTGCTGGGTCCTTTTACACTATAACCCTTACTAAATCTGTACCTTGGACGATTATAAGTTACGATGAATACGAGACTGTGAATTTATGGTGGTTGATTGTCTTGGCCAATAATATAACTAATCCTGTATTATTCCCAGTTGCAGGATCAAAGCTTAATATAATAAAGCCTAGATTTATACCACAATTGCTCGATGAAATAACACAACAGCTTAAAAAATGATAAATTCAATAATAAAGAATTTAGGAATTGACAACGAAGATTCCTCTATTGTTACAATTACAGATAACAGATATAAGTTTAATGTAACGCTATTTAATACCAACGGTGATATGGTACGTATAAATTTTTCGGCTATTTCAGATTTTAGAATAGTTGAAAGAATGACTAGCTTTTATGCTGAGGGTCATATTGTTTTTAATAATGATCTTAATGCATTAGAGGGATTAAATAGTTTAGGAAATAGTTTAGACGGGACTACTAGTAATAATTTTAATAGCTTTAACTTTAGAGGAGACGGAAGAGATTTTATTCTTGTTAGTATTCAACCATCAATAGAAAATGAACTTCCAAATAAAGTAACGGAACTATCTTTAAACTATGTATTTTCAATTTATGACTATGAAGAGCTAGTTTATGAAAATAATTCTAAAATGAAAAAGCTATATTTTCATGATTATTCTTACTTTATGCTAAAAGAAAAAAATTCTTTTTTCAGCACTGGTAAATTTTCTAAAGGAGTAGGAAACGAAGAACGTAGTATGTATACAGGAGATGCTATAAAAAAACTTTTAGAGACGACACTTACGGATTATAATTTAAAATTTAAAGAAGGTAGATGGGACAAAGGTGGTAGTAAAATATTTTACAGTAGCCCGGCTCAATACAAAGCTATAGACGATTTATACTATTTACTGGATAATCATGTGAGTGATGCGTCAAATCAATATGCACCCTCGCTTTTATTAAAAGATAGAGATAAATGGTCTTTAATACCTATAACTGAGTTTTTTAAAAACGGTTACTTAGGAGAAAGCAATGTAGGTGGTCCACTCTTAACAGAACAATTTATCATTGGAAGAATGACTGCAGGTTCTCCTTCTTTAGAAAAAACCCGAAGATCCCCAATCTCTCCTTTTTCTTTGGATATGCCTGACTATGTAACAGTAGACAACTTTCAATTTATTGATCCTTCCCCTACTGATGTTGTTAATAATTTTACTTCACACATTGTTCACGGGTATGATGCAAACAAGAAAACTTTTAGTGTAGATATTACAGAGAATAACATCGAGAAAAATCTACAAGTATATAAACAAAGCTTTGTTCGCTCTCAAAAAGGAAGCCTTAATAGTTCACCTACCATGAATATACCTGTCAATCAAACGTTTATGGATAAGAAAGTGGTTGTAAATAAGTTTAACCCCAATAGAGACCCTAATGCACGTCTTAATTCTGGTAGAAATCGATTTCTTTTATCTAGCTTGTTTTTAAATAGTTCTATATCGTTTAAATGTAGAGGGAATGTAGCCAGATCACCAGGAAGGTTTTTTACTATTTCTAGAGGTGACAACTACCCGGATAATAAATTTGATAATAAATCTTTAGGAATGTATTTGACTACAGCGGTTGAACATGTATTTGCCTCTGGCACTTATTACAACAATATCATAGGTATAAAAACCTATACACACGATAAATCGAACAATACTCAACTCTCTATATGAACAATCAAACAATAGATCCTTTTCTTACAAAAATAAATCTTTTTTATAAAAAAGAATTTTATAGTAAAGCAAGTAATTTTTTATCTACAATCCAAAGTTATTCTAATGAACTAGAAACTGGTATTAAGTATAATTTAACAAAAGTTCAAAACGATGTGATTAAAGCTCAAAAAGACTTTTTTGTTGATCTGGATAGTAAAATGAAAGGTATGTCACCTCAATTTGCAGCTAATTGGATAAAAACTTTTGACACCGCTATTGATGAAGTGAAAAACCAAGTTAGGGTGAAAATAGGAGAAGGTACGTTTTATAAATCTTTTAGCGACTGTATGGGTAGTTTAGCTAGAATAGAAAATTACCTAGATGATTCCTTACAATTGGTCAGTGATGTTAATAGTGAGTCTGTTTTATCGCCTTTTAGATATGGTGCTACTTTAACTAACAAAATCAGCCCATCTACTCTACTTTTACATGCTGAATTAAGCAAGAAAACAAACCTGGTTTTTAGAAAAAACATTCAAAGTATTCAAAGCAAAGTTGAGAGTAATACTAAAGCTCAAGGTGAAAATTTAATACCGGATACAGAGCATTTTAAGAGAATGAAGCAACTAGCCCCTACTATACAGCAAAAAATAAAAGGAGAATTTAAGGAGCTTTATAATGTCATATTATACTACATTAATTACAACCCAAGATCATCTACAAATAACTTGCAGTTTGTTCCTAATGTCAACATAACAGTAGATGTTGAGGGTAATAAACTAAATCAGGATTTGCTATTTAATCAGCTAAAAGAGGTTACGAGTTCTCTGACTTCTCAGGGAGTGCTGAAGGCGTAGTATTAATATTAATAGCTTCCGCCTCAATAGTTTTTGCATCCTCCATTATTTTTTTAAAGATTTCATCTCTCGTAATGTACAGCTTAGTGGTATTTTCTTCTTGTTTAATTTCTTTTCGCGCCTCTATCTCCATTGTCTTTAATTCTTTAGCACTTTCACGTCTAACTTGAGTAATGTGAATATCCTTAACAACTGAAAGTGCGCTTGCAACCGCTTTTAATGCTTCTGCCAACGCTTCAACTTCTCTACTCTCCGGATTATTCATCACGTATTCCTTCACACCCTCAACAATATCTAACCCCTGAGTTACTAGCTTACCGGTACTATTCAATACAAAATCTTCTAATTTGTCTTTAGGCAAATTAAACTCTTCATTAAGAAGCTTGTTTTTATTATCTTTTGTATTAATATTAAGCTCTTTAATAAGATCATTTACGCTAAATTCGTTGTCATCCATAATATATTTATAAGTTGAATTTAATATACCATACAATATAATTTAAGTATGTCAGCATTACCCCCTTATTTACCTGCAATAAAATTTGAAAAGACTCACCCTGAGGCTCAGCTTCCTAAGAAGAACTTTGATACTGATTCTGGTTGGGATTTAGCTGCAGTGGAAAATACAATTATACCGAGTCTTGGACAGGCCGTAGTACCAGTGGGGTTGAAGCTAGCGTACTTAGAGCCCGGTTATTGGCTACAAGTAGGGTCTAGATCAGGACTAAGCTTCAAAAGCGGTATTTTAGCTCATCCCGGGATTATAGACCAGAATTATAGAGGAGATTTAGGTGTATTGTTATACAATCATCGTCAGGAACAATATGAAGTAAAAAAAGGAGATAGAATAGCACAATTAATTGTACATTATAATATTCATATGGTTGTCGGGTGGGGTCAGGTCGAACATACTGATCGGGGTGAAAAGGGCTTTGGAAGCAGCGGTAAGTAAAATGGATGTTGATAAATTTTGGGTTGAAAAGTATAGACCCAAGACAATAGATGACGTAATACTGTCTTCGGAAACTAGAAAGATATTAACGTCATTTATTAAAAATGATGAAATACCTAACTTAATGTTTTGTGGTCATCAGGGTATAGGTAAGACAACAACATCGAAGGTTCTTATCAGCACACTTGAAGCTGAGTATATCTATCAAAATTGCTCTGAAGTTGGCATTGATGCGGTTAGGAATGATATAACTAATTTTAGCAGAACTAAGAGCTTTAACGGTAAGAAGAAAATAGTTTTATTAGATGAAATTGATGGTATGGCCTCTATAGAGGCTCAAAGGTCATTAAGAAATGTCTTGGAAGAATATGCGGGTCATTGTAGGTTTATACTTACCTGTAATTATAAGCATAAGGTTATAGCGCCTTTACAGAGTAGATGTCAGTTCATAGATTTAGAGCCTAATTTACAGGATGTCGTAAAAAGATGCTATACTATACTAAAAGCAGAAAACATTAAAGTGGATGAAGAAAATAAGATTAAGCTAATAGGTCTAATTAGAAAGTATTTTCCAGATATTCGTAAATGTATAAACGAACTACAAAAATTTAGCACAACGGGTATCCTCTCGGTACCTTCACTCGACGTGAAAGACGAATTTATTATAAAACTTATAACGTTTATTGTTAGTAAGAAAGTGTTTAATGCCCGAAAACATGTCATAGAAAATGAAGAAACATTTCACGGGGATTATAGTTTATTAATGAAATCGTTATTTGATAATATTTGTGAAGGTAATTATTCGTTATCTGAACAGCAAAAAAAGCTTTGGTTAATTACAATCGGAGAATACATGTATAGATCGGCGTTTGTGGTAGACCAGGAAATAAATTTTTATTGCTTAATACTAGCGTTAACAGAAATTAGCGCTTAGGTAGATATCTGTGCGTTCCGCTCTCTACGCTAGGGTTGTTATCACCTTTAGCCGGAGAGCTTGGAATTTTAACGTTAACGTTGTTAAGCTTACGATCACCTTCTGAATCTTTGTGATTACCTAAATCGCTTGTTTGTGTTTGACGGTGAGGCGAAAGCATAAGCTCTTCTTCATCTTTTAGGTCAACAGGGTGAGGGGTAATAGAAGTATCGTTTGGTCTCTTTAAGCTGTCTGGAACAGGGGCTAGATTATTGCCGGTATCAATATGCTGTAAGACGTGAGCGGGTACTGTTATAAATTCTCTGTAGAGCCCGGGTGCAACTTCTTGTACTATATCTATTAGGAAGGATTCCGCTTCGTTCTGTATATCACCTGAGTGGATAGTGGGTCTTACTGCTTTTATAGCACTAACTCTTATGTTTAAACCGCTTTCACTAAATGATTTAGCCTTTTGGATATAGTTAGGTGCTTGTTTCTTAAAAAAATCATCGCGAAATGCATTTTCTGTAAATCTTACCAAATCGCCTGTCAAAAACCCACCACGAGTAAATCGTTGAATTGCAGACTCGTAGATAGTATCAAACTTATTCATATTTATATTTATGTTTTTAGGAACAAATATCCCCGTATAAATAATACTATGGCCGCCATAGTTTTAAATACTATTTCTGCACCATTATCTTCCCCAATATACAAGGATTTACTGTTAGATCTTAAAATTTCATATACTCAAAACACTCAATTATTGAAAAGACGGGAGATAAAAGATATTCAGATTTCTGAGGATATTGGCGCTATTAAGAATAGCTTGTTTAACCTATTCACAACCATGCCTGGCCAAAAGCTATTGACACCTTTATATGGCTTAAACCTAACACAGTACTTATTTACACCAGTTTCAGAAACGCAAGGCCAAATTATCGGGGAAGCTATACTTAAAGGTGTACAAAAATTTGAGCCTAGAATACAAATACAAAAGCTCAACATCCAGCTAGATAATGATAATAATCAATACAATATTATTATGATAATCAATGTTCCGACGTTAAATATTACAGGAGTGTCCTTAAAAGGTGTTCTATCTGAGTCAGGATACTACTTCAACTAATGAATAGCACGACAAGCAATCAATTTAACTTACCGTTTAATGCATATGCTGCATTTGACGCAACATCCTTAAAAGCATTAATGCAGTCTCGCCTATCTCAAGGCGGTGTATTTACAGATCAAATTTTTGAAGGCAGTAATTTTAACAGTCTACTAGACATTATAGCGTACAGCTATCATGTTTTGTTATTTTACCTAAACAAAACTGGCAGTGAGAGTCAATTTACTCAAGCACAGCTTTATGAGAATATGAATAAAATTGTTAAGGCTTTAAATTATAACCCTGTAGGTGCACAATCTAGTATTCTTAGTTTTAAAGCTACCGCACCATCATCTCTACCAGTAGGCATTTATACTATTCCTCGGTACTCTTATTTTACAGTTAATGGAGTATACTACAGCTTTGCTACAGATACAACGTTTATTAAATCTTCAGAAGGCACAGAAGACCTTACCCAGCTTTCACAATCTACTCTTCTCTATCAAGGGCAATTCTTAGAATACCCACTCTACACTGCAACAGGATCACCTTTTGAGCAATTTTCACTAGCTTTAGTGGGGGAAAATGATGAGAATATTTTAATAGATCATCGTAATATTTTTGTTTATGTATTTGATGATACTAGGAGATGGGTTGAATGGAAGAGAGTAGACAGTTTATACCTGGAGGGCCCAGCAAGCAAATCATTTGAATGTAGGTTGAATGAAAAACAGCGTTACGAAATAAAGTTTGGTAATAATGTAAACGGTAAGCAGCTTATGTCTAGCAATATTGTTGCGGTATATTATTTGAGACCTGCTGGAAATTCTGGAGAAGTTGGACCGGGAATGTTAGACGGTAATACATTATTTCTCTACGGTACATCACTTTTTCAATCTATATTTAATAATGTCAAAAGTCAGAATCAAACTTATACATCTAACGAGCAGGCAGCGTCATTAATATTTTCAAATACTGAAGCATCTACGGATTATTCTCCGATAGAAACTGCAGAAGAGATGAGACAGAATGCCCCTAATACATTTAAAACCCAATATCGTCTAATAACAACATCAGATTTTGAAACCTTTATTAAAAGCAATTTCAGCAATTTAATCGATAATGTAAAAGTTGTTAATAATTGGGATTACATAGCAGAACACATGAGATATTACTACAATATTGGGTTAAAATCACCTTCTAATGATAGTCGTGTATTGTTAAATCAAGTTACATTTTCTGACAGTTGTGATTTTAATAATATCTATGTTTATGTAGTACCTAAAATTAAAAAAATTAATAGTGCCCAAACATATAATAATTTTCTTTCTATTGGCTTGAAAGATTACATCGCTCGCGGCCTGCAAGAAACGAAAATGGCAACTTCTGAAATTGTTATGATGGATCCCGTTTATACAGCGTTTGGTATTGGAGTTGCTTCAAATGCTGAAATTAACAATTTTATTCTTACTCCCGATATAATTAAAGAATCTACATTAGTTATATCCAGATCTCCATCATCAAGATTTAGTGAAACTGAAATAAAAAGACAGGTTTTTAATATTGTATCTGAATATTTTGCACCTGGAAATACGGAGCTAGGACAGCTTGTAAATTTAGATTTTCTAACAACAAAAATTCTAGAGATAGACGGGGTAGTTTCTATATCTTGCAAGCGTACTATAAACGGCGTAGAAACATTAAGAAACGGATTAAGCTTCTTGGTCTTCAACCCTGTTTATAGCGGCGGTAAAGAAGATATTCAGGTAATTACACAAAGCTTACCTCTACCTTATTTTAAACTGCCCTACTTACATAACGTAGATAGCTTTATCTCGCAAATTGAAGTTATAACCCCAGAATCTCAGAGCAGTACTCTAAGGGAGTATTAAAATGCTGCCGCTGTCGGCTATACGTTTAAAAATAGCTACAAGCGATCTCCCCACCGCTTTACCTAACTTTTTTAGTTATACTCTAGAAAATACTCCGTTTTTCTTTACACCAGTAATGACATCTGACACCAGATCTCAATTAATAGATGATAAAACTTACTGGGATTTTGGTGATGGTACTTTTAAAATTGGTTTAACAGCTAGTCATTTTTACAAAACACCAGGGACATATAATGTTAAGGCAACATTTTATGATTTAGAGGGTGTACCCAATACAGTCTCTACCGCTATAACCCCGACAACCGCCACGACATCTACAACTGTTACTGTGATAAATGCTTTACCGGATAAAATAGTTTTTGAACCGTTTATTCCGGCTGGTAGTTTAGGAATATATTCTTTACCTGCAGGTAAATGTACTGACCCTTTAAAGATCTATAGATATAATTCATGGCAAAATGATCCATATTTGACTAAAAACAATTATAGTATAATGCTCTATGCTAGCGGTAGCCGTAGTAGCTTTATGTCATTATCTTCATATTATACAAATAAATGGAGTCATCTTAAAAGCTATTTTGGTTTTCTTCAAAAATACAAGACACCAGATAACGTAGAAACATTTAAAATAATAGACAGTACAGCTACTAGTAGTGTAAGTGTATATGCGGAAAGGGCTCCTGCGGGTGAGAAACTATTATTCTATAATTACCCAAAAACAGGAACATCATTTGCTGGTACAACTGGTTCTACAGAAGGTCTAAATGTTGTTTTTACCGATCAAAAATACAATACAGGAAGCGACAAATTGATATTTTTGTATGCTAATTTTGATACAAGAGGATTCCTAGAATTAGATAAAGAGAATATAGAGCGAAATTATGATATAGATAAGGTCCCGTACGGGTATATTAATTTTCCAACCCAGACATCTTATTTAAAAACCATATTTAACCCAGCTGAAAGTCTTGCTATAACTAGTAATGGGATAACTGTTGAAGGCAAACCCCAAACTATAGGCCCAGTTTCAGGCGAGCTTCTTCATTCATTTAGTATATACCCGGTTAAATGGTGTAACACAAAAATACCCTTTGTAGTTACATTTAAAGATAAAGATAATTTTACTACTAAATGTTATCCCCCTATAACCGCTGTTAAATTCGATGGTTCTGATCCAACAGAAATTAATACAATGAGTGTTGGATTATTTAAGTATGCAGGTCAAGATCCTACATCTACCTTCACTGAAGCTAGCACTTTTCAGATAACAAGTGCACAATTTGCTACAAATAAAAACGTACCTAATTTTAACAACAGTGGTTCCTACTATCCTGGGGTTTTAACTCTTAACTCAGAAACAACTACAGTTGTATTGTGTGCAGCAGTTTTAATAAAAGACAACCCCCTAATTAGTCAAGGAACTCCATATGGGTTTGTAGGGCAGCCTGGGTTTAAAAAAATTAGAAGATTTCAAAAAGAACCAATTTATAATAACTGCGCAGGTATTACTGATTTTTCTTTAACCGGTACCTATGAAACATACAATGTTCCAGCTAGCGCCACCATAGCAGTTAGTGTTGCCCCGCTTCGTACCTATGGAATGGGCGAGATAGATATAGTATGGATAGCTGATGCAGACCAAGATAAGGTTTACACTTACACTCTCTCTGGATCTTTAATGGATACAATAAAGCTTTCTGCAGTACCTACTTACACAGGAGAATTTACTGCACCTACTCTTAGCGATTACTTAGGCGAACAAAATAGTGCTAGCCCGTCTAATATAGCTGTTGATAAGAACGGCAACGCCTGGATATCATTATATGATTCTGTTTCTGTTATTAGATATAACCCAACGCTTAATTTAGTTGATAGAGTAGCTGCACCTAGATTTAATGATTTGAATGTGGCTTTTACAGATCCAGTTCAATATTTTTCTAATAAATCATTCCTAAGTGGATATATGGGAGAAAGCTTATTGTTACCGGCTTGTATAGATACAGATCTTGATAATAAGATAGTAGTTGGTTATAGTCATCCAGTAAGCGGTTTTGTAGCAAGATATAACGATAGTGGACTTATAGATCTATTAATAGATATTCCTCAACTCTATTCATTGCAGGAGCTTTTAGTAGATAGAAATAATAATATTATAGCATTTGCTAAAAATCTAACAGAAAATTTTTCTGATCCCTTTAATGTAAAAGATGTTTTGTATAAGTGGGATAGCAATGGTATATTATTGTCGGGCTACCCGCTTTATTTTAATTATCTAGGTAATATTTCAATTGATTTAGAGCAAAATATTTGGGCACATCACGATTTCTGTAAAGTCTCCAAGATAACCCCGCAAGGCAACATCACTGAAATTTTTGTTGGTAATTCTAATTATGATTCAAAATACTATCAGGGTATTGATGGTATAGGTCTAGATACCGAGGGGTATATGTGGATACTTCACAATTTCGACGGTAAGATTTATTTTTATCCAACTATTAATACTAAACAAATACCTTTGTCAAGCCTATTCTATACAAACTTACCAGATATACAGTTATCTGCACCAGACGGTCAACAAGCCTTTTATAGTGTATTTGGGGACTGGACTGGTATTAGGTGGTTAAACAAATATGCATCTACTATTAACCCCCTCCCTAGAATAATTAGAGGAAAAAGTAATTTGTTTGATGTTTATAATGTAACTCCTATAATAAACAAAAATAATGAAAATTTTGACTTAAAATCGACATTTAAGAGTTTTGTACTGCAAGAGTCTTTATTTGATAAATCAGTTTTATGGGACGATTTTATTGGTCAAATTGTAGGTGATATTGACAGTCCACCTGAAACATTAGGAAAAACTATTTATGAAAAAATAGCTAATTTTCCTTCTAATGTTGCTGATCCGGAAACATGCAATATTTCTTCTCTTAAAAGTTTAACAGTTTCCAAAGGTTTACCTTTTTATGATTTTACGTCTGGATACCCTTCAAAGCTAATGAGAGCGGTAGATATTTTGAGCATCAATCACTCCAAACTTTATGGTACAAGAGCACACAGACAAGAGGCTTTTGTTTTGAGCGCTTATGATTATGATGTCGATACTAATTTGGGCGATCTTATTGATATTGGCACCGGGCAATTTATAGTAGGTAATCCTATTATTGCTTATGATATTTTTAATAGTAGTTATAAAGTTATTAATAACACAGTAATTCCTACGACAAATAATATTGTTCCTGAATTGGGTAAACCATACCCATTAAGCGGTGTAAATTATAATTGGGGCTGGGGATTAGTTACTGGCAATATAGCTGAATCTGGAATAGATATTAAACCATATTATGCATTTTATTCGTTCATACCTAACAAGAAAGTTGAAATGGTCGATGGTATTATAGATTTTAACAACCCTTTAACAACTATTTCTCCTAGAACCAGTAGTTACAATGAATGGACTAAATTTGGCGGAATAATGGAAAAGGTTTTAAGCCGCTCTCTTTATGAAGGGTTGGATTTAATAAAATGAATTACAGCTTTCCATACAGTATATTAGAAAATTATTCTGACCCTTTGGATTATTATGCCCCTATTACTTTTCTTGAATGGTATAAGCAGCAAAATCTAATTTCGTCTAATATAAACGAAACATTTTTAAACTACAAAGACTATGTATTAGCCTGGGGCCAGTATAAGAAAAAAACTAAGGATGAAACAAATAATATTCTTAGAGATTCTTATATTCAGGTTCTTAGAGAAATTGTAATTAACTTTAGTACAGAAGAAGAAAAAAGATTTATTTCTAATGCAGATTTTACCGATCCAAACGACTTAGATATTATTTTACCATTCTTTATTAATAAGTTAAAAGGAATATGCTTATTTTATGCCAATACTAGAGAGGAAGTAAAGACAGCAGCCATACAACATAATTTACGTGGTAGTAATTTAGGGGTTGAAAATTTAGTTAAAAAATTAATATTCGATGCTGCACGCACCAATCAAATAGATTTTACTGAATTTTCTGTCAGCTTCCCACCACTCTCAGCAATCGCACAAGGCCTTAGTGTGTATGTAGAGGAGCTTTATGATCAAACGGATACCTACTTTAACAATAGCCCTCTAAGTGCGGATTACACAGGATTCAGTACAATTAGAAAAGAACTAAGTTCATCTAATTTAAATGAATTAAATGCAGAGGTTTTTATCGACTTTAAGCAAGCAATTATAGATGCAATACGCCAGTACCCCTTATTTGTTGAATCTTTAGGTACCAATAATTTTACAGTTAATAAAAATCTTTCTGGAACTGAATTAGAATATTTAAAATCACGAGATTTTATATCTTATTTGAGCGGCGGAGAATCAGAATTAAAAATAAATTTATTAAAAATACTAGCACCTAAATTTATTGGAACAGATTTTTACTATCTAAGTACAGGCAACTCTACAACTCATATAGTTAGCGGGCTATTGTTTAGTGTTAATAACACCTATAGCTCACCTACACTAAACTTCTTAAACAAGCAATACCCTACAACGGTTACAGTACCTAATTTAAATGAATTGTACACTGAATATCAAATAGGTAGATTTTTCTTACCACATAATATTGGTCTCTTAGTACACAATACCCCTGTTAAAAAGTATGAAATAGATAATCAAAAATTAGAACCAAATACGGTTTATGCATTTCCAGATCCAAATATTGTTGGTAATGTGTCTTACAACAGTAAGACTAATGGCACAGCTGTACCATTGGTATACAAGATAGACGTAGAATGGAACAAAAAGTCCAGATCTAATCAATTTAGTTTTGGTGATGTTCTGTCAAATAACTACAATCAGTTATATTATGGATATCAGAGTCAAGACCAAGATCTACAAAGACAGAACGCTGGGTTATCTAGAGAAGTAGACAATATTCAATTTTGGGGTGGAGAGAAACAGGATATTTGGCAAAATAGTGATTTATGGGTAGGATTAGATAAAGTAGATGAATTACCATATTCAGAAAGACAGCAATCTCTCCTAGTAAATGATTTAACGCCAGTTTATTGGGGTAGTGATGTTTATGGTAATGAATATGGAATTTTGAAAAGATTTTTACCCCTTAAATCGGTCTCCGCTACTGATTTAAATGACGGGGGTATATTTCCGCAATCTAATTCTGTACTTCTATCAACAGACAACTATCAAATTAAAAGCCTGTACGATAGAAAATACACTACGCCAGGTTTATTTTATTTTAGAGGAGTCGATACAACGGTATTACCTGCAAGCGCCGCATTAAGTGCTATATTTTTAAGGTACCCGCAAATAGTAAGGGATGAAATGTCGTCCCAAGCTTTGTATTTTAACATGTATTACGATACATTTGTTTTAGAAACAAAAAATTACGTTGTTATAGATTCTATTAATTATGACAGAGACACCGGAAAGATTATTATTAATAATACATCAAGTTTTTATTTTACAAAAATATTTACTAATGAAAATATAGAAAAATTTGCTGGAGAATGGTATTCAGAAAGAGAAAATGTTCTGTATTTGGCTTTCATAAATTTATTACCATATTTGTCTGGCTCTAATTACAAAGTTATTTACCCATCTATTTTTAAGACGCCGTTGACCAACATAAAGCTAGAGCAAATCTATCCTATAAGCCTTCAAGGCGGAGCATTTTCAATTAATTCATACTCCTTAAGCGCGGGATTTGCAGAGCCTCCGCAAATAAACTTAACAAAAATTGAAGGTGTTAGTTTTAATAAATCAGAAAAAAAAGCTTTATTTAATATTTCCTATTTAGGTAAAAATTTAAATGGAATGCCGTTGTTTGTAAACGAACAACTCAAAGAAGGAGATTGGGATATTTATCTGCAGACATTTAATCCTAGAATGTTTAGGCCTTATTATTTCATATATGATAACAACTATTCAAACCCTTCAATGCCATTTTTGGTTAAATATGCTGGTTCCGTCGGAGGTATTATTGGTGGTCAATTTCTTAAACAGGGTATAGTAGATATTGGCTTCGAAAGCGACCCCGGTGAACTAACATTTTTATATGCAGACGGTGTACTGCCTGTGCAATTAAACAAACCAGGCACATATATTGTTCAGTTTGACTGGGAATCGTATCTTGAAACAACAATTTTTATAGGTTGCTCCGGTTATGTTGTACGTAAAACAGGTAATAACTTAATTTTTAAGTATGGGTATCCAGATGCAGTATTTTTTGACCAATACGGTAAGGAAAATAATAGTATAGTAGGCTTTTCTTCTGTATATAACACACTTACAAGTGTTTCATCTGTATCTCCTGGAGCTACCAACATAGCTTTAAACACCGCTAGCCTAACATCTACCAATACATTTACACTGATAAGTGCAAGTAATATCGACACAACAGAATTGATTGTAGATAACAGAGACTATACCTCTCTTATTTTATCTATAACAAACACATTAACAGAAAATGAAGTAGCATCTGGTTTTGGAATTTCTTATTTTAAGATAAACGGTTTAAGTGCTATTAATGATAATTTAAATTTCTTAGAAATATACCCACCAACAGATATATTTGATACAGAAAATTTAACCCCAATTACATCTGCAGGCATTTTATTATTTGCACCTTATTTAAAAGAAAAAACTCCTGTTTTTTGTACAGTATCAAGACCAACATTTCCAGATGCAAGTGTTTTGAAATTTACTATTTCTACCCCACTAACAAGCGATGAATCGGTGGTGTTTTGCGAGACACCAGATAGAATTTATAAAGATCTATACATTACCCAAACAGGAAGTGGTAGTGGTGTGGTCTTCACAGACCCGTATTGCCTAGATTGTGGAACTATTTGTTTTCAACAATTTCCATATAACACTACATTGGCGGTAATAGCATCTTCTAATGTTGATAGTGAGTTTGTTAATTGGATTGGGGGAGAGTGTGATCAGTCACCACTTCCAGATTGTCTGTTTACGATACTAGATAATCAATCCCTTACTGCTGTTTTTAATAAAATACCTTACTATACAGTAACAGTTGATAGTGTGGGTTATTTAGAGTTTCCTAATAACTGGATACCCATGGGGCGACTATATTCTACTGACGGGAATATAGACTGTCCTTTATCTGCATGCGCGGCTAGCTATAAAAGAAATACGATCGTTACATTGTCTTGTTTAAACCCTATATCTGGGTGGTTCTTCACAGGTTGGCGCGGCGGACAGTGCGAAGGTATTTTCGATAACAATACCTGCTCCTTTTTAATTGAAATGGATGCTACAGTTTCTGCAACATATACAAGATATTACGACCACATACTGACTGTTAATTCAGTGGCTACAGCTAGTAACTTAGTTGATTATGGTTATGTTTATTCTACAACACCTTTTGGTACCCGTTCTATAGAATGCTCAGGAAATACATCAAACGGAAATCCAGGTACTTGTATCGATACGTTCTCAGGCTTGAGTCTTACTAACGGTTATTCGGCAAACTACGGTACTCCTATTGCTTTAAGCGCTAAAACTAGTAGAGGCTATCAATTTAAAAAATGGATATATGAACCAGCAGATGAATATAATTACATATATACAGATAAAGATTATTTGTTCATTAATAACATTGCAACAAATGTTGCAGTATCAGCTATCTTTGATACCGGTTTCTACACCTTGACTATAGTTTACAGTGGTGATGGTATAGGGAAAGTTTATAACGATGATGTTGGTGTGCTTTCTGTTGCACAAGATATAAATTTTCCAACAAAATTTGATATTTTAAGCGGTACGAGTTTTATACTTTATGTATCTGCTTTTCCTGGAAATACAGTTATGGCCCTTTCAAGCAGGACCTCATCTAGTGGGTTTAAAGTCAGCGCCATGCCTATAAAAATGGATGATCATATCACGGTAATTGTAAATCTTAGTGCTTTTGAAATTTATACGCTAACCATTGAGAGATTTGGAACAATGTGTGGTGCTATTACAAGTAGACCTGCACGTATTAATTGTGCAAACACCGGTCCAGTCTGCAGTGATCTGTTTGTTGCTGGCACTAATGTTTATATTGTACCGCCAACAACACCATCAACCTGTCTGCTAAGTACCTTTGAGGTTGGGTCAGGGGTAGATGTTACCTTCTTCTATAGAGCTGGTCCTGGAATTAGATTTACTGGCCCTTCTATCTCTGAGCATTCAATTGGCGAGACTTTCTCAATATCTAATGCAAGCTTGATATTAGATCCAGATGGTGCTCCTTATGGAAACGGCCAGAGTGTTTCGGTGAGTAATGGAGAAATACTGATACCTATGACTAATAACCGAACTGTGTCCGCATACTTTTATTCAGGCTAAATAATATATGAATACACCTAATACTAACAAAAATATAGCGCTGTATAACAATCAAACCCTTGATAGTTTTTCAGACACTATTATTTCTTTTGAGTATTCTAGGTATAACCCTATAACTACACCTACTGGGGGTATTGCTGTAATATTTTTTGATAGTATTATAGATATGCCCCGGGGCGGAGGCCCAGGTAACTGCTTAGGCTACTTACCTTCACCTATTATTACCGATAGATGTATGTTGGGTGGATATAAAGGTTTAGCGGGTGCTATTTTAGGTATAGGTTTTGATTCGTCTGGTCAATTTGCTTTAGAACAGAATGGGGTTACAGGAATAACCCTGTCTGCATTCAAAGCAATTCCTACTATTGCTGTTAGGGGTAGTATTGTAGATAATTATAAGCTACTGTATAACTTATCTGACGACAAGACAATTGATAGTATTCCTGGTTTAGAAAATTTCTCTATAGATAAACAAATACCTAATGATTCAGAGCAAAACTACCGGGCTGTACGAATTATTGTTGCAAAACAATTTAGTGAAATTACAGTTCAATTAAAGGAAAACATAAAACAACCAGATTTTGTTACAGTGTTTAAATTAACTTTACCTGATATTAAGCGTACCGCATTTAAAGTAGGGTTAACACATACAACGGACGACCCTGATACTAAATTTTTAATTAAAAACTTTAACATTGCAGGTTTTCCCGGTACAGTAGAGTACACAGATTTAATTACCGGCTGTCAGCAGCATATTCGAATAGATGGTACGCCTGCAGAAAGCAATATGGCCATGGGTAGAGAATTTATTTCAGTACCAGTAAACAAAAAGCTTGTTACTTATACGACAGATTTAAATAGATATAATTTAGAAAATATACTATATACCGGTGCAGGGGTAAAAATTTTAGGACAAGATGAAAATACTATAGTTGGAAAGATTAATAATACAGCAAATGTTGTTGTGTATGAATTCTTGGGGCAAAAATTAGCTCGAGCAAATGTAATAGAAACTCCAGACGGTAGTGAAGCGTCTGCAGCAGATGTTGATGGAGATACAATGGTTATTTGTACTAAGGAAAATGAATTTTTAGGTACTCCTGGTAGTTTGTATATATTTAAATATATTACAGAAAGTACTGATCCAACATTAATAGGTACTTGGGTATTATTTCAAACAATTCTTTCAACCTCAGTGCTTTCAGGTGCAGGGATGGGTACATCTGCGCAGCTTTATGATCGAAATCTGTTGATAGGTAATAGCAATGAATGGATACATGCATTTCAAAAAACACCAAGTAATAATTGGGAGTTAAACCAAACCATATATTCACCCGCATCTGGTACTAGTAGATTTGGCTCGTCAATGAGTCTGTACGAAAGAGATTTAGTTGTAGGGGCCCCTTATGCCAATAGACAAACATACAATACCTTAGGACAGGGAGAAGTATTTCATTTTTATTTATCTCCAACTAGCAATAATTGGAATTACATAATGGCCCTGGGAGATTTTTACGCTATAAACACGGTTGCAGGCAATTTTGGTTCTGATGTAAAACTATACAAAAATATATGTGTAGTAGGTTCTCCAGGAGAAGCATATCTAGAGACAGGACAGCCCTATGAGTCTCCCAATGTGGGGCGGGCATATGTTTTTAACAAGACTACAAACGGGCTGTTTACTCAAGGCACAGTTTTAACCCCGCTTTCTACTTTCAGAGAAAAATATAGCTTTTTTGGTAGTTCGGTTAATGTGTATGAAAATTTTGTCTCTGTAGTTTCCCCTTTCACACCTAAAAAAGGATTTGGCTATCTAAGTATATATGATACAAGATGTCTATTTACTACACCTCCTGCACATCAATCAGTACCAGATTGCTCTATTGGCTTGATAGACAGGGGTGGATATGTTATAGACCTTATCAATAACACCTACATGCAGAATCTTAGCTGCTTATTAAATCCATGAACATTTACTTAACCTCTCAACCACTATCGTCTGTTGCTTATTGCTTTTATTTAGATCATTATATTTTTAGAGACCCAGTTAGTGGGGTAAATATTTTTTACCCCCTTACCGCGTTTGGTGGAGATTTTAATGATGGTAATTTGTTAGAGGCACCAGAAAATTTCGATAGTTCGTATTGGTTTAAAAACGGGACAAGAGTTCTAAATGATACCTCGTTAACACCATATGCTTATGTTGAGCTTCCTGTGGCTGATAGAGTACAGGATATTGGTACCGGTACCCATAGTTTATGTCAGTTAACAGATGCTTTTATATTAAGTACAGGCCAGGATTATACATTTTCTTGTTATGCGAGTGGTAATAGTAGAAACTTTTTTGGACTATACATAACCGGTTCTGGAACCAGTAGAGTAGGTGCTACTTATAATTTATTTACTAGAGCCACTCAAACCACAGGTTCTAGCGGTTTAAACTATACAGTTCTTGGCTCAACAGTAAGTGCTATAGGTGAATGGTCTCTTTACAATATGGCTTTTAGAGTAGGAGCAAATACCCCTCATACCGTGCATTTAGTTCATAGAGATACTGCTTGGGCAGGCAGTACGTCCGACATGATGGAAGTGTATAATTCTAATGTTGGGACTAGTGCTAATTTTTCCTTATTTTGGGGAGCTCAAATAAGAAAAGGTAATTTTTCAGCTTCAAACAATACATACCCCGCTATTCAAAGACCATCTTATCTTACTTCTATTTCTGGCGGACCTTTTAATGATGTATGCTTTCAAGATTATTGTTATAAATCTATTCAATATGATCCAATAAAATTATACTGTGTCAGTACGGTAAATTATATACTTTCTGGTATTGATGAAAATGATGCAAACGTAATAGAGGTAGTATATGATTTTGGGGATGGATCGCCTATAGCAGAATATTCATATAAAAGAGAGAACGAAAGTAATATTTCACCTATACAAGCACCAGTAAGCCATACATATTATCCAGATAATACAACAGCTAGAACATTTACCCCTTCAATAAGTGTAATAAGAAGTGATTGTTGTATTAATAGCTATTATTTTACATTATGTACCTTCAAATGTAGTATCTTAGATATTTACGAAGATGTAATTTTGCACAATGCACAGCAATCTACTGATTTTAATGTTGTACTAACTCTGGAAAAGAAAAATTCTCGTCAACTCTTTAAAAATGCTTTAGATCTTTCTAATATTGTTTTTGCCGTTCCGCTTTTATCTTCGCTGCCTAATTTGGTTGAGCCAGTTCCACCGGCATTTAATAGACCCAAGCCTGAGCCTTTAGCCCCACCAGATGTAACAGAACCTATTAATAATAACCCAGTAGTACCACCAGAAAGAGCATACTATTACAAGGAAGGCAGAGGCGTGGATCTAGCTCCTGATTTCTTGAGAATAGTTCCTTCAGAAGATATAGATTCAGCAGAATCTAGCGGATTAACATTAAGCGGGGATGGGCCACCCTACTTACCCTCAGAAGGTATAGATATTCAAATAACGTAATCCGGATAAATATTTTATGCTTACAAGCTTTATAACAAATGATAATTTTCGAGCATTAAGCGCTTCTTATCTATATGATAATCAAATAGATTTTCTTAATAATAGAATTGGAATTGATGGTAATCTAACTACTTTTTTCTCGCCCATCTTAAAAGAAACATTAGATTATCAAAACAACAATTATAGCTATTTACATTTAACTAAACCTTTAAAGTTGTCCGAAATAACTGATTTTACTAAACCCATTAATACTGAAAAAACATTATTTTGTGCAATAAAAAATAATGAAGGTAAATTTTTAAAAGCTGTAATAGATCCCTCTATTCCAGATACCACTATTCCAATACAACTAACTCAAGGTTTCTTTGAGCAAGATATTACTCGCCTAGACAACGAATGCTTTTTTGAGATTAACCTTTCAAATCCTTACAAAACCACTGTAGGTCATTTATATAAAAACAAATTTTATTATCTCTGCTATAATCCATTTAATTATTCATTAAGATTTTTAAACGAAGATAACTTTTCAGGCGGTTTAGAAAATACTAAATTCTTTTTTTATTCGTATGATGATAAAACTAACTTATTAACGCTACAAACACGTATTAACAATCTACCTTATTATACTTTATATGATCCATCTTCTTTGCTTTTGATAGTTTCCGGTGCTACAGAGATGGGGTTTAACAATGAAAGAAGGTTTTTTTCGGTAAAATCGGTAGAATTGCCCCTACCGGTAGAAATAACCAATGATTGGGGCAGTTATGAACAATCTTTTAATCAAAACAATTTAAAACTCAACGAACAAAAAAGCTATTTTAACGTAGAAAATAATTTTTTAGTACATAGTGAATATGATAACCTAGTAGGTACTGCATTAAAAACCAATGTACTAACGTTAAAAAATCAGCTGAATGTAAAGCATGCCCAGGGCAGAGGTAATGTGTTTTTAGATGAAAATGATACGTTTTACAGAAATTATAATGCTATTTTCTCAGGCCGTAGGCAAGAAGAGGGGTATCAAAAATTACATTTACAATATGACAGTTACTCTACCCCTATCGAATTTAGAGCCGGTAAAACAACATGGTTTCATACCCCACAGAATATGTACCCTTACAAAAGGTTAAACTTAAAGTCGTCTAAGCTAATATATGCGGGTGCAATTGCGGGAGATCATCCGCTAAGAAGTGATAAAGTATTTAAGAAGTTAGCTAACTACAAATCATCTTTCAATTTAGGAGATTCAAGCGGGGAACAAACAGGGCAATGGCTATGTAGTTGGTTATCTGGTGGGGAAAACATATCTATAAAGCCTGTTTGGGTAGATAGGTTTTATAACCCAAAGCTAGTAACACCTTTTCAGGCACTTTCCGCAACTGATGGTAACGTTACCTATATACCTACATTTGATTGTTTAAATTTACCTTATGAAATTGTTGATGTACCGACTAGCTTAACGTTTGAGCCTGGTTGCCTGTATGCATATTCAAGAATTGGTAAGGTCGATGTAGATCATAATATAAGCTCTTTAAATAAATTTCTTCAAATTAATGATTTTGATTCATACACCACGTGGAACGGGGCAAAGCTTGATCCAGAAAAAGACTTAGATGGTAAAAATATATATTCATTTAATGGAGAGAATGTAGCGTCATTCAACGTCAAAAATATTAATTTTGGAGGTAATAAATTTACCCTATCGTTCTGGGGATATAGTGAAGATTGGACCTCACCTAAAGGTTATCAGCTCTTAGGAAATTACAACGACTATGGATTTGGATTTTTCAATTACAATACTGTTACACCGTTTATTTTTATTAACAATAGAGGGGTTTTAAGTGTTTATAACACAAATAGCCAGCTGGTTGATATATTTGATGCCTCGCAAAGAGCGTTTGGTAATATTCAATATGTTTTAAGGCGTGATCCACTAAATTCATTTCATGTTATTACTGACTCAGAGTGGGTTGTAGAGTTTGATTTAAGAGAAACTATTATTGACGCTACATCTGCATTATTTAGCCCCGTTAATACAATTATTCATGCATCTAATGATGAGGCTAGAGGTTATATCCTTTACTCAAATAGAAGCCTAAGTGCAATAGACCTAACATCTAATTTACTATTTCCTGTATCAGCGGAAGTTATAATTGGAAATAGTAACGCAGCAAGAGAGGTACACAGGTTGAACGATGGTAGGATTGCATTAGTAGACGGAACACGCGGCATAGTAAGATCGGATAAGTTATATTTCTTAAGCTCTGGTGCTGTAATGACATACAACACAACAACAAACAGACTGTCTACGGTTATAGGCCCTCGCGGTGCATTTAGTTATTTTAATATTGACGGTGACAATTATCTTTGGGCAGGAGATGCCAATTTTATTGCAAAATTTGCTCCCTCACAGGAAGCACTATTTACTGTTTCTCTAACAGCAGATAGACAGTTTTCAACCTCTAGACTTGCTATACAAGATGTCTCTTTTATTGAAACTTTTGAAAATGGAACTTTATTAAAATCTGTTTTAATTACTGCTAGTGGGTCAGATACAACAAACGCACTGTTAATGACACTTACCCCGGAAGGAGTGTTAGAAAACACCACTAAGGTAAACGTTCAAGGAAATTATCAATATGTAGATGCTACCAACCATAGATTTAATTATAACTATCTAGTTAATAGATATGGTAATGGAAACTATACATTTAAAACAAGATTATATAACCCTTTCAATAATGAAGATATAGTCATACCATCAACAACAGTAAACTCTGCCGATCTAGATAATGGTCCACATCATTTTGCATTAGTTATGAATGCACCTGAAGGCTATATGAAATGTTATTTAGATGGAGAGCTTTATGCAACATCGACGTTTACTGCTAATAAATTTAATCTCACCCCATTAATTACAAATAATATTTTTGCTGGGGCTACCCCGTTTTATAATGGGTTATTGTTGAGTGATCTTTTAGATAAAAATAAAACTAAAAAAACAAGTTATTTTGTTAATGATTTTAAACTACAAAACATATATCTACACTCGACTGATTTAAAATACTATGATATTGGTATGCTTTACAAAGAAAAATTTTTACCAAATTCGTTAATTTTCGATGTACCGAGTGGCAGACGAAATTATTTTGATGTTATCTCGAGATACTTTAAACAGGGTGTACCCGGTGCAAAAAGCCCTCTTTATAATATCTATATTAATGATAATGTTCTTAGTCCTGAGAGCAGGTCAAAGCTAAGGGTAGCAATAATTAATACAATTAAGAATATAACCCCGGCATACTCAAAGCTTAATTCGTTAAATTGGGTAACTACTTTACCGAGTCAGAGTGCTGAGTATATTCAACCCTATTTTCCTGGTAATACTCTAACAAACACAACACAAAAATCATGAATACGATAAGCACAGAATTTTCTAAATTTAACTTGATATATGATAGAGCTGTAACTGATACATATCAATTACCCTATTCATATGAACAGATTGAAATACAACCAAATGAGCTTGCTGTAGCAAACACACTTAACATTAAGCTTAGATATTTGTATGAGAACTTTCTTTATCTATATGGTTTGTGTAATGTGGCCAATTTTGATATACCTACTACCTATTCAGGTTGGTTTGGTATTTCAGGAAATTTTTCTCTTTCTGCTGAATGGTTAGAGTTTAAATTGTTCTCTAGCAGTATTCCAGTATCTACAGGGCAAACCTTTGTTAGTGGTGGGGAAGGATTCAGGCATATGGCAAATAGTAATTTAGGTATTGGCTATATTTCTCCGAGATTTGCATACCCTATTCTTGCTACAGCAAATAACAACACTATAACTATCTTAGGGTTTGATAAAGGTAGCTACAACGTAAGTGTTAATGTGAGAGAGGCAACCCTCACACAATCTATTATCGACCCTTTATCCGGATCATTACCGTTTCTTAACATAACAGATATAGAGTTAAACAAAAATAATGACATATTATATGTTGCAGACGGTACATTAAACAATATCTACAGTTATGATCTCAGCGACACTCTTTTACTAAGAACAGGGAGAATGTTCTTAACTGATTTTGTTGGTGGTAAAGGAACAATTACAGATAATAGTAAGTTTGACGGTTTAAATAAAATTGCATTTGGAGATAATGTATTGTTCGCAGAAGATTCAAACAATAGATGTATTAAATGTTTTGATAAGGACTTTAACTGGATTAGTACTACATCACTAACTAATTTATTTAAAGAAGTAACTAGTTTTAACGCCCTTAACTATAATGAACGCACAAATCAGCTTTTCGGTTGTGGTAAAAATAAGCTTTATGTACTAGATCTAGAAAATAACCAACCAAAACTTACAAGCACCTACAATTTATCAGGATTAATAATTTCACCTGACGAAATTATAGATTTAAAATTTGCCGATTACAATAAAGATATTGTTTACGTTTTAACTAAAAAATTGCTTATAAAAAAATGGGCAACAAAACTAAACGAAACAATAGGAGTATATCCATCAACAAAGTTAAGCAATACTACAGAGTTTAGATGGGTAGCAAATATAGCTAATAAAAGTTTATCTTCAGATAATTTACTAGTATATAATACATCTGTTAACAGGCCCCCTATTCTTTCGGGTAGCAATATTGCATTTTTTGAGGATAACCTTGACTTAGTTTCATTATTAAGAAATACAGATTTTCAAATATATGACTATAATGATATATTATTAAATAAGAGCGAGTATAATCAGGCTTGGATATACAACAAGTCATTCAAAAAACTCTTTTATAACTTATCATTACTCAAAACCAATATTGGTTATAGATTTTTTGAAGGCAGAACCGTTGAACAGATTCTTTCGTACGTTGAACGTCAATACAACAATGCATTTATAGATGATCCAGATCTCGATACAAACACTTTTTCAAACGTCTGTATTAATGAAAACTTTCAATCTTCAACAATTAATAGAAATTTAAGAAAGCTTTATGATCTTGAATATTACATGCTAACGTCTGTAGTTAATCAAGATAACATAAGAACTAATTTACTACCTAGAACTAGACCTGGAAACAATGCAATATTTGACTTTATTATCTATGCTCAAGGATTAGGGCTTTCAGTTATCCCGGATAATATTAAAATGTATAGTAATACGGACGGCTTTATAAGCCCAGACAATTCAGTTAATATAGATAACTTATCACCTTATCTTAGTGGAGCAGGCATAATTATTATATAAGGATATATGGCAGGAACCTTTAAATTTCATAGTAAGCTACACAGAGACAGTCACCATACAGTAAACGCTGGAGGGTCACCAGATGCCGCGCTGGATCCTATTGCCTCTCAAAGTCTTCCATTTGCTGGTATATTTTATAATGATTTAACAGATAACGCTAGATCTTTTAGTTTCAAAACCAATAGCTTAGAATGGTGGTCTACTTACGTTACGGTTCGATCTCTCTCTTCTAATTGGAATAATACCGCTTCTTTGTACTCTACTGTCAATTCACTTTCTAATAATTGGAACGACGGGGCACGTGCCGCAACAACGTTTAGGCCACTTAGTGGGGGGTATTCTTCTGTTTATACTACTGTTGTAACATACAGCGCAGAATGGAATGCGCCGTTTATTATGTTTAGAAATCTTGTTCAAGAATATACTGCTTCCAAAACATTTAGCGGGACTGTTCTTACAAATACACCCGGTCAAAGCACAGTTCCTTGGGATTTAGATTACAATCAATCTACATTTTTAACTATGTTTCAAGATTTTCAACTACAAAACCCAACTAATATGAAAAGAGGTGGTACATACTGTATCACTGTTATACAAAATAATGTTGGAGGTTGGGATTTAAAATTTGATACCTCGTACCGTTTTAATAATACTATGGATCGTCAGTTTTTAATAAGTACAACCCCTCGTTACCGTACAGTCATTACCTTTGTGAGTGATGGCACATTGATGTATGGTGATATAACAAAATTTAATGAATGAGCAATACCTTATTTCACAACAAACTTCACCTCACAAACCATCATACTCTTTCTACACCTGGATATCCAGATAGCGGAATTGACCCGATAGCAAGTGAATCATATCCGTTTCTAGGAACGTTTTATAATTTGTTTACCTTTAATAATACAAGTATTGATACAGACAGTTCTGATTGGTATTCTGCTTATACTTCATTGTGCGCAAGTAGTGCGGTTAATCAATATAATAATTACCCTTTCGTTGTTAACACGGTAATACCTCTAAGCGCTGGGTGGAGCAGGGGATATTCTTTTTATTCAACATATAGACCTATTTCAGCAAATTTAAATGAAATGTATAGTATTGTTAATGCTAACAGCGCAAATTGGCCTTATTTAGATTTAACTTTAAGACTACAAACCCCACAAGAGAATACTGGGCAGAAAAATTTTGATTCTAAGAGTTGTCTTGCACCATCAATATTATCGTCAACATTTAATATAGATTTTATATCCGTTTTTGCCCCGGATGGAAAATTTCCTATTAATAATTTAAATCACGCTACATTGGTTAGAGATTCTTCCGGAACATTTACAGATGCCTCCGGTGCATTATGGTACAGTGGGCCTCACGAAATGAGATTGGACTATAAACAGGATCCTGTAACAGGTAATTGGTTACCACAGGGATTATTAATAGAAGAAAGCCGTACCAATTTAATAGAACAATCGAATGATATTGTAGATGTAGCTTGGGAAAAACGTAATGGTACAGGTCTTAGTTATTACTGGTGGCCTGATGGACCAGTAGAGTATCTAGCTCCTGATTTTGTTTCCTTTGCAGATAGGGTTAGCGCCCTTGGTACTGGTACAGATTCTTTATACACAGCAGCCAACGGCACGCCTGGTACAAGATATGAACCTAGTTTTTATATCAAAAAGAATACATTTACCGGTTTAGGGTATATAGTAATCGAAAATCTAGCAGGTAGTAATTACGGGCAGTGGGTTATAAACTTTGAAAATCTTTCTCCAGTTAATTGGGAAAGAGTAACAAGAGACAATCAAGCAGTAAGAATTGTAAATGAATTTACCGCAGACCCAACCGGAGATGTAAGTTTGACCTTTTATCAGTCAGGTGCTATTGATGTTGATTTTTATCTATGGGGTGTACAGCTAGAGGAGGGCACATTTTCAACATCCCTTATTCCAACAGATGGAGCCCCTTACACACGCGCAACCGAATATATGGTACTCTCTGGTGACATTTTTACGAATGTTGAAGGTACTTTTCTTGTAGAAACAAAAACACTAGGTTATTCTGCTACTAACAGTATGGTAGTGTTCAGATGTTTTGATTCAACCCAAACCCGCGAGATAACACTTCAGTATAACCCAACCAATTTTACAGCTACCACATACGGCTTAGTCAGCTACAGCCCGGCACTAGGCTTTTTATTAGATTCTCCATTAAACACAAAAACATATAATAGAACATTTGGTGTGAGTTATGCAAGAAATAACGTTATTTTTGCCGATTCTGGTCGTATTGTAGGTACAGATACATCAACCCTGGTAATACAAGGTTTAAGTACAATGCATATTGGTGTTTCTTCTACAAACGGATTTGGTGCTTATAATGGTTACATACGTCAAATTGGATTTTTCCCCCAACTTTTGTCTCAAAATCAATTAAAACTACTTACCCTCTCTGGAAACAATTACGATCAATATGACAGAATAGAAACTTACGATTGGGCTCTATCTTCCGATCAAGTAGCTTTTATACCTCTATCTACTACTAGCTTATTAATAAATGTTGCATCAAAAACCAACATGAAAAGAGGTGGTGAGTATATTTTAATAACAAGTCAAGACTATCTTGGTCAAAAAAGGCTACTATTTGATACAGATTATATTCTTCCAGGCAATTTTGACCCAAGTGATATTATTTCCCTATCAGCTTTTAGTATAACGTCAATTAGATTTACCACAAACGGTAATAAACTGTTTGGTAAACCTAATAAATTTTATTATTCTTTAGAAGAGCCCTTTACATACTACGGTGGCCCGGGAATAAACCTTTTCCCTAACCCTAAAGGTATGTTTGAAGGTGAGGTTATCGCCCCTAACCCTGATGCCGGTTTAATAACATTTGGAAACGTACCGTATTTCACAGGTACTGGCATAATTATTATATATGATGGTGTGTAGTAATGTAGAGCCGGTAAGCTCGTTTTATAGTACCAATCTTCAATCAAAGATTGAGAGCTATGAAAGATTAGGTCAACGAATTTGCCGTGCTTTAGGCGCGCCTTTGATTAATCTTGAAATACATTCTGATCAATTGAACGAATTTATTGGTATTGCATGTGAAATGTTTACTAAGTTTGCCGGCTACACACAAGAGTATCTTATATTTGATAGTAAGTTATACGAAAAAGGTGCTGGGTTGCGTTTAGATGTATTGTTTAGCTTAACAAAAGATTTTAATTTTCGAGCTAAAATAAAGAATGTATCTTCAGAAATTAAAGCCCTATACAATTTAGGTAGAATGGTTATTGGTGATCCTTCTAACCCATATATTTTTCAGGTCTTTAATGAAAACAATCCAACAGAATTTGAGCTTTTGAACAGTTATGACTATTTAATTGATGATTATCGCCGAGTTATAGAAGTAACCGACTTTGAAGAAGGTAGTAGTAATGGTATTAACACCTTGTTTACAATTGAACAAACATTGGCCCAACAAACATACTTTAGCTACTCTCTGGGAAATTACGGTTTTGATTTGGTTAGTTGGAATATTTTAAAGAACTGGCTTGATACTCGTGAAAAGGTACTTGCATTAAAACGAGATTTTAGGTTTGATAACAGAACTCAGTATATGCAACTGTTCCCAGAGCCTAAGGATTCCGACTTTTACGGTGTGGTAACCTGTTATGTTGAACGAGCACTTATTGACATCATTAAAGAGCCTTGGGTATACCAGTATGCGCTAGCATTAACCAAGATAGCTATAGGGTCGGTTCGTGGAAAATACACAAACACACAAATGTTTGGAGGCGGATCTATTAATTACAATGATATGTTGAGTAGTGGTCGTGAAGAAAAAGCAGAACTTGAAAAGAAATTATACGAGCGTGCTGCTGGCTTTGGAGATGCTGCACCTCCAGAGTTTTTTGTTGGATGAAATTCACATCAAAAAACAATAAGTATGTTCAAGGTATCTTTAAACCTACACATACTGAAAAATATAAAGGTCATGACCTACCAAGATACCTCAGTAGCTGGGAATTAAAGCTATTTCGTTGGTGTGATACCAATCCCAATGTACTAGAATGGGGTAGTGAAAGTATTATCATACCGTATGAAAGCCCTATTGATCATAAAACCCACCGTTATGTTGTAGATGCTATTGTAAAATTAAAAACAGCTGATGGTATAAAGAAGTTTTTGGTTGAAGTCAAACCTTTTAAACAGACTGTACAGCCGGAAAACACACCAGGTAAACATCAAAAAACCCTTTTATATGAACAATTAACATTTATTCAAAATAAAGCTAAGTGGGAAGCGGCCAAAAAATGGTGTAAAGACAGGGGTTACGAATTTACAATATTAACTGAAAAAGAATTAAGAAAATAGGCAGAAAAACCAATAAATATTAATATGCCTTTAAGATTATTGGTAGAGACTCCTGCACCATACGATCAGTATGAATATGTAGTTGAGGAAAAAAACGGGAATCAACCTAGCACGATGTACATAAAGGGCCCGTACATGCAGTGTGAAGAGGTGAATAAGAATAAACGTGTATATGACTCACACGAAATGGATACAGAGGTGAGGAGATATATTAATGAAATGGTTACCACCAATAGAAGTATGGGTGAATTAAATCATCCTACAGCAGCGGAAGTAAATTTGGAAAGAGCCTGCCACTTAGTAACTGAATTAAACCGTAATGGTAATGTATACTTTGGAAAATCTAAAGTTTTAACAACTCCAATGGGTCAAATCTTGAGAAGCCTTGTTAACGACGGGGTAAAAGTTGGTATGAGCTCCCGTGCACTTGGAACATTACAAGAAATGAGTAATGGAGTTAATAAGGTAAAAGATTTTCGTCTTGTTGCTGTTGATTGTGTAGCTGATCCGTCGTTTCCCAAAGCTTTTGTAAACGGTATTCTTGAATCAAAGCAGTTTGTTGTAACTAAAGATGGTAGGTTTGAGGAATATTATGATTCATTTAGTGATAGTTTGAGAAATTTGCCGCGCCGTGAAGTCGAGAACTACTTGAAGGAGCAAGTATTAGACTTTATCTCTAAAATAAGTAAAATTCTGTAAAGTTGGCAAAAAAAACAAGGATTTTAACCCCTTAGAGAATAAATACTTAATAGACATGAAAGAGCGTGTTGAAATAGTCAAGTTTCTAAAGCGTTTAAATGAAAAAAATTATGCTGAGGCCCATAAATATTTAAAGAAGATTATGGAAACCAAAATACAGCGTAAAATTGCCGCTAACAAGAATATAAAGGTTTTTTAATATGAGCAACATCAAAACAGCCCTTAAAGATGCAACAAAAGACCTCCTCTCAGAGGAAGTTTTAAACGAAATTGAACAAGCATTTCACAAGAGTGTAAACGAAAAAGTTCAACTTCATGTTACAAAAGCTCTTACAGAGCAAGACGAAGAATATGCTAAGAAATTAGAGCATCTTCTAGAAGCTATTGACGCAGATCATACATTAAAGCTACAAAAAGTAGTTGATGCTATTGACTCCAATCATGCTGAAAAATTAAAGTCTGTTGTTGAGAAGTATGCTAAGGTAATTAAAGAAGAAGCTGCTAAGTTTAAGGAAGAAACAGTAAACAACATTAGCACATACCTAGAAGCTTATCTTGATGAAACTGTACCTACATCTGATATTAAGGACGCTGTTAAGAATACACGTGCACTTGAAATTTTAGGTCAAATTAGAAATATTTTGGGCGTTGATGCTGCCCTTGCGAAAGAATCAATTCGTGAAGCCGTCGTTGACGGAAAGAATCAAATTAATGAAGCTTCTAAGAAGCTTGAAGCCGTTATTAAAGAGCTAGCCGCTGCCAAGGCACAATTAGCTGCCCGTGAAGCTGAGTTAACTCTAGAGAAGAAGACAGCTGGTCTTCCTTCTCGCAAGCGTGATTATGTCAGTAAGGTAATGAGCGGTAAATCCGCACAATTTATTACCGAAAATATTGACTATGCTCTTAGTTTGTTTGATAAAACAGAAAAAGAACGGCTTCAAAATATCAAGGAAGAAGCATCTGGTGAAGTTGCTGCTGCCCAAGTTGACCGCCCTGTTGTAGAGGAAAGCGTTCAGCCCGCTGGTGAAGTGCCTCAGATGAATCCTTACCTTGCTGAACTTTCCAAATACTAATTTTGGTTGAGGCTTAGGCCTGATTAATATTGTAGATTTATCTACAGGTCGAATATAAAGGAGAACAAATTACTATGAAATCAATAAGACCTACAACGGCTTATATTGATGAGTCTCGCGCTAAGGCGCTATTGGAAAAGTGGAAGCCAGTTCTGGATTACACATCCGATAACGTCAAGCCCATCAGTGACGATCACACTCGTTTGAACACCGCAATGCTTTTGGAAAACCAAGAGTCTTGGTGCATCAACGAGGGTAACGTCGCTGGCGGTATAGGCTCGGTTTTCGGTGGTGCATATTCCCCCGCTGGTATGGGCGGTCAAGGTGGTGCCTTTGGCAACGCCTCCCCTCAAGGCGATTGGTATGCAACTGGCGATGCCCGCTTGCCTAAGATCCTCATCCCTATGATTCGTAGAACGTTCCCCGAGCTAATCACCAATGAAATTGTAGGCGTACAGCCAATGGGTGGTCCAGTTGGACTAGCCTTTGCTTTACGTTACAAGTATCTCGCCAAGCAACTCGGCAACGATGGTGTTGACGGTTCCGGCACAAATGCCGATTCCGATCTCGCCAATCCTCAAGCCGTTGCTGGTGGCAAGGAACTTGGTTACCAGTACCTCGATACCCGTTATACGGGTACATCGAGTGCTAAGCTTTCTGGCGGCGATGGACTTGCTGCAAACCTCTTCCCCTCCCTCGGAGTGGATCAGGGTGTTGCACAAGTACTCAAGAACTTTGAGCTGACGGGCAAAATCCCTCAGATCGAAGTTTCCTTCGAGAAAACAGCCGTAGAAGCCGGTACCCGTAGACTTGCTGCTCGCTGGTCGGTAGAACTCGAACAGGATCTTAAGAACATGAACGGTATTGATATCGATACTGAGCTCACAAACGCTATGTCGTATGAGCTACAGGCCGAAATCGACCGTGAAATGATTGTTCGTATGATCCAGGTTTCGCTGAACGCCGGTCATGGCACAGGCTACTCTGTCTGGTCCCCCGCTTCCGCGGATGGTCGCTGGCTGGTAGAGCGCAATCGCGACTTCTATCAGAGGCTAATCATCGAGGCCAACAGAATTGCTGTTCGTAACCGTCGTGGTGCTGCCAACTTTATCGTTGCAACACCTCGCGTTTGCGCAATCCTCGAGATGCTTCCCGAGTTTCAGTGGGTACCAGTCCAAGGCAATGTCAACACTCAACCTGTTGGCGTAGCTAAAGTTGGTAACCTAGGTGGTCGTTTCAACGTATACCGTGATACTCGTACGGAGGCTCAGTTTGAAGCTGGTCTTCGTCCTACAGGCAGAGTAGAGTATGCCCTATTGGGCTACAAGGGACCAGAGTTTTATGACACTGGTATCATCTACTGCCCATACATCCCGGTTATGGTTCAACGTACAATTGGCCCCAATGACTTCAGCCCCCGTGTTGGTCTCTTGACCCGCTACGGTGTTGTTGATAACATCTTTGGCGCTAACCTGTACTACCACACCATTCTGTTGAGCGGTCTCGGAACAGCGTTCACACCTGGCACACAGTCTGTGTACTTCTAATCCGAATCTCGGTAGACGAAAAAAATTTCCAGTATGTCCTGGTTTAAAAGAGGCCCGAAAGGGCCTCTTTTTTTTGTTTAAATTAACCCACTATATACGTTGTAAAGCTTATCAGCAAATTTTGACCACGGGTATTCCAATGCTTTTTGTTTGTTTTTTTCTGCTATACGCTCCCTATCACTATCTG